ACCATCACCGCCGCTTGATGAACCCCACCTAGCGTGTTAAACTAAAAAGGACAAATATATGGGCTGGCAAACACAACGCATTCTTGAAACCGTAGGCACTGCCACAGGCGGAACTCAAAGCATTAACTACAACCTCGAAGCAATCGAGGCTTTGATGGTTACATTGCAGGCTGACGTTGCTGATGGTCTCAGGCCCCCCAACGCCACAACTGGCGGAACTGGCCCTACCGACTTTACCTCCACCAGCTACGGCACGATTGCAACGGCAAGTACAGGCAGGCTGGGATGCACCATCTTCAATTCTGGCCCAGGCAACCTCCACGTTATGCTAGGCACAGCAACAGCCAGCACATCAGCTTTCAGCGTTAGGCTAAGTGCTGGAGACTACTACGAAGTCCCATTCAACTACACTGGATTGATTGGTGGCATCTTTGCAACTGCTGGAACTGCTGAAGTTACGCAGTTGAGCTAGGAGAAGGCGATGGCACTTACCAAATCCATTCCTAGTTTCACTAACACATCCGTACCATCGAATCGTTATATCGGGCCTTTTATGGCTCATGGAAGATGCGATAACACTAACTCTCTTTACAATTACTATACTAATTACGGAGTTTATTTTCTAAATTCTCCAAAAACCATAACAACAGCCAAATTCGAAATTATTTCAGCTATGACAAATACTGGTACGCCAGTAATTCAAGTAGCCTTTTACTACCCAGCAAATGTAAATGGTCAAGTAAGGGTTGGCGTGCAAATACCAAATAGTCTTGCAACAGGAATAGATGCGGCCACAACTGGCGTAAAAACAGTTTCCTATGGAACTTCTTGGCAAGCACCTAGTGGCATTTTCTTTATGGCATTAAAAGCCACTGGCTCGACACTAAATAATAGCGGAACAATACGCTCATTTACTATCAATTCTGGACAAAACGATTATATCTGGTCTCAATTTATGGGCGGTTTCCCTTCCGCAACGCCAACGGCTCAATATGGAACACCAGCATTTCCGATGCCAGATAATTATGGAAATACTCAAAATCTACTAACCGACTTTACGAATACTTCATTGAATTATGAAACTTACTATTCCTTAATTCAAGCGGCAGTAATGATCGGATAATTTATGCCAAGAGAAGAAATTTACCAAAATGGGCAACTTGTAAAAGTTGAGGATACCAGAACACTTGCCGAAGCCATTGAAGAGCGAAAGTTAGTTTGGGCAGACGAAACGACAAAGCTTATTCGCACAAAGGTAACTGAGACAGATGAGCGTAACTGTGCCAACGGCATCTATGACGGTGAAAAGAAGGCACAGATCCTTGGATGGGTTAACGAATGTCGAAACAAGTATCTTGCTTGCAAAGCGATTGCCTTGAACTGCACTACGAATGAAGAAGTGGATGCAATTCGATACGAGTAAAATGCCCCTCCTCCTTCTCACCCTCTTGCTCTGCTCCTGCTCGCCAAAGCCAGTAGACCATAATAATTCGCTCCCGCGCTACTCGGACATGGGTGCTGCGGAAGATGCTGGTAATGTCAAATGAAACGCATCGCAACATGGATCACAATCCTGGGTTTGCGTTTATTGCTGACGGCAAAGGATTACGCCTGTTTCATGGAGGCATTGAAGTGTGCCGAGGACAACAACAGGCTTGCAAGGGGTACGAGGTATATCGGTGCAGTAAAGCATCTTCTGTCAGTCAACAGATCGATCAAAAGGATGGTGGCGGACGGCAGGGACCGGGACGAGGTCGTCGGAGCGGTCGTGCATCTCGCGGTAAGCCTCAAATACCTGGAGTCTCGCAATGAGTGAAGACCAAGTGTGGGGCATAGAGGTCAAATTGGCCCGGATGGAAGAGCGTCAGGTCCAATTGTATCAAATGGTCGAGACCAGCTTGTCAAACTACGCAGATGTGGTAAATAGAGTTTCTGCCCTGGAGCACCTCCGTTCCAGGATATTCGCAATTGCTGGTGTCGCCGGGCTACTGTTTTCCGTTGCCTGGGACCTGGTCAAAAACAGGATAAATCACTAATGGCAACACTCGGAACACAGCTAATCAGCACAAGCTACACACAGCTTATCAAGACCCTTGGAACAGGCGGTCTTGACGGCTCATTGCAGGTTATTACTGATGGCGATGACACGCAAAGCGCGCTTTCCTTGTCCACCTCTGCTGTAAGCAGCACAGGCTCATTTTCTGTTGCTGGAGCATCTACCCTTACTGGTGCTGTTACCTTTGGGACAAGCCTTACCGCATCAACTGGCACTGCAACGCTAGGCACGATTGCCTCGACCACTTTTACCAGTACTGGTATTGCGACAGTTGGTACTCTGAAAGTTGGTGCGTCTGGTCCAAGGCTGACAGCGGTTAGCTATGGCACATTTGCCTTCTCTGGCGGCACAGTTCAGACACACGCTGCTAACGACACCACAACTGGAACATTTGCGTTGCCCTGCCAGCTTGGAGACATTGTGATTGGATCAATCAATAGTTTTGGATCAACTACTGGAGCTGGTGCTTTGTTTGTGACAAGCTTCTTCCCGATAGCAACGGATGTTGTCGAATACAACATAATCGGGAAAGGCTCAACCACAGGGACAATTCCGGCAGGAACAATCTTCGCAACCGCAATGAGGTTTACAGCTTAATATGGCAAACATAATCAATCGTCAGCAGACTTTTGCTACCAATGGAACTGTTGATGCGGCGAGCCTGCACAACCTTATTGATAGTGCGCTTATCAATTCAGCGATTATCAAGAACCAAGACGAAATAACAACAATTGGTACTTCTGATTTACTTCTGATTGCTCCTAGTAGCGTTGATTCCGCTTTGGCTCCAAGGAAGGTAACTGTTCAGAATCTTATTGAAGATTCATTTACGTTTGGAACATATGTTAATTTAAGTTTAACTGGAAGTCTTACTTATGCAACGGCTACTGGGAATCGAACCATAAGCACAAGCGCAACGATTACGAATGGAACGATTACTAATTTAAGTAATACATCTGGAACGATTGCCACGCTTAACAGCACAACTGGAACAATTGTAACTCTAAATAGTACTACTGGAACGATTGCAACATTAAACAGCACAACCGGAACAATTGCCACGCTCAACAGCACTACTGGAACAATCACAAATCTCTCTACAACCCTTGCTGGTGACTTCACGATTAGCCAGGGTACTGGAACGCTTGGCACATCTGGAGTAACGCTCGGAACTTATGGCGGGCCAACATCTATCCCAACAATTGTTGTTGATGCCAAGGGTCGAGTGACTACTGCTAGTACGTCTGCAATTACAAGTAGTGGATTAACTGGCTTCCGCAACCGCATCATCAATGGCGATATGCGGATTGATCAGAGAAATGTTGGGGCGAGTCAGACCTTTACTGCTGCTGCTGCCCTAGCTTACTCGGTAGATCGCTTCTATGGTTATTGCACAGGTGCTAACGTAACTGGAGCAAGAATAGCTGGAACTGCTCCAAACGAGTTTGCTTACAGGTTTACTGGCGCGGCATCTGTTACTGCTATTGGATTTGGAACTAGACTTGAGGCTACTAATACAACTGACTTAGCTGGCTCAACAGCCACTCTATCCGTCCAGCTTGCCAATAGCTTATTAACTTCTGTAACTTGGACTGCCTATTATGCCAGCACTACAGATGCTTTTGGCACGCTTGCCAGCCCAACTCGCACTCAGATTGCTACTGGAACATTTACTGTTACATCCACGCTAACTACCTACAGCGCACAAATTTCAGTTCCATCAGCCGCTACTACTGGAATAGAAATCGTATTTACAGTTGGGGCGCAAACCAGCGGAACTTGGACGATTGATAACGTCCAACTCGAAGCAGGCTCAACCGCAACCGACTTTGAGCGCAGGCCGATTGGTACGGAAGTAGCGTTGTGCAAGAGGTACTATGACAAATCATACGACTTAAATGTTGCCCTTGGAGCAGCTAATCGAAATGGAATGGTCGTAATATCTACAGAGGAATTTCAAACCAGTGTTTGGGTCCCCTCTGGTTCAGCATTTAAATATTCTTGTGAAATGAGAACAGCACCAACAATAGCATATTATGATGGGGCAGGAACAATCAATAGAACAACAGTATTATGGAATAATACAATAACAAATGCGGTCAATCCGACTCTTACGTTTGATATTGGATCATCTGGAGCAGTATCTAGGCAGTCTGCTAAAACTGACACGGGATCAATGCAATTAGCTCACTACACAGCATCCGCTGAATTATAATATGAACTACAAATTAACAGAAAATGATCAGACAGTATTCTGCATTGATCAATCATTATATATTCCATTTAATGATTCAAATTCAGATTATCAAGCCTACCTCAAGTGGCTGGCCGAAGGAAACACTCCACTTCCTGCTGATCAAGAGTAACAAATGACCCTAACCGAAATCGCTCAATACGCAGGCGAGAAGGTTGGAAAGACCGACTCGGATACGCTTACATTCTTGCAGAAGTCGGCATCGCTGAACTATCGGCGTGTTTGGAATTTTGCGCCTTGGCGGGAAACAGTAACAAGCTCAACCTACACGCTGGCTACCGGAACACGAACAGTCAGCCTTGGTTCATTGGTAGAGAATCCATTGTCTGTTGCCTATGATAATAGTGAGCTACAGCCAATGGATTTGGCCACGATTGTAAGCCAAGATGCAAATTTACTAAATTCAGACACAACTGGTACGCCAGCGTTTTATTACTTCAAGGGAAGGAATACGGGTGGTACGGCTCAGATTGATATTTTCCCAACACTGCAAACAAGTAGCACTGCTGTTTTGCAGGTGATTGAAAAGCTCCAATGCCTTACACGCAGCAACTATCAAGTTGACTTTCCACCATCCCAAAGTTCTCTTAACGATGAGCTTCGCCTTCCTCACGTTAATCACGTTGTCCTATCCCTAACCCACGCAGACGCACTTGAGCGCGAGAGGCAGTATGGCAAGGCACAGGTAGTGACGCAGGCAGCGAATTCCGATCTTGCAGCTATGGCCAATTATGAATTGAGCCAGGTTGGCGGAATGAAACAGATTACACCCAACAGCCTTGGCGAATTGACAATCGAAGAGATCATTTAAGTTATGCCGTACTTTGTTGACGCAACGGACGATGTCCTGACGTTTGACGGCATCCGAAGCTTTACTGGGGGTCAAGCCAGCGGCCTTCAATCCGACCTGTTGGCCGAGAACCAAGTACAAGAATTGTACAATATGACCCTTTCTCCAAAGGGTAATCTTGAGACTCGCGTTGGAGCTACAAGCTTTGCAACTGGAGCAACAAGCGGTACTGGATCGGTTGGCGGTATGAGGTATTACGAAACTGGCTCGACTGCCCAATTATTGACTGTTACTGGCGGAAGGTTCTACAGCATCAATTCCAACGGCAGTGCAACAATCCACGCACCGGACAGAGTTTGGGGTACAACAAGCACGACATTTTCCTCAACAATTGGACAATGGAGGGATGGGTATGATGTAGCTCAAGACATTGAAGTGTCTTTTGCACAATTTGTTGACAGAATGTATTTGGCTGATTTAGACAGCGACCTTCATTATTGGGATGGAACAGGCATGGTAAGGCAAGGCGGGAAGGTTAGGGCAATCACAGTAACAACAGCGGGTAGCGGATACACTAGTGCAACAGCAATTGTTACTGGTCCAGACTTTGGCGGAACAATGCCAGAACTTATTGTAACTGTGGCTGGCGGGGCTGTTACAGGGGTAACTGTTGTTGATGGTGGATCTGGATATTCAGGCGCACCGACTGTTACAATTATTGGGGATGGCTCTGGTGCTACGGCCACAGCCACGGTCAGTCCGCCTCCTGCAAGTTTAAGGCTTATAGTAAATGCAGAAAACAGGCTGTTTGGTGTTGGATCTGGAACAAACAGAAACACGCTTTATGCGTCTGATCTTCTTGATCCTTCCGTATGGGATTTGACAAACAGCATCGTTGTCAACGGAGATGACGGAGATCAAATCACGGCAGTTGTTCCTTACTACAAGAACAGGCTGATCGTATTTAAGAAACGCAGAGTGTTTCAGGTTGACATTCCAAATGATGCAACTTCTGCTGCGGATTGGGTTGTTTCAATTATTTCAAACAATACTGGATGCGTGGCAACTGGAACTGCCGTTCAGGTAAGCAGCGATATTCTATTCTTATCCGACAACGGAATCAGATCGCTAGTTCGTTCTGCTGCGGATGATTTTAGCTCTGTAGGAATACCTATTTCAGAGATTGTCAAGGATGTAATCCAAAGCATCAATACGGATGCAATAAGAGTAGCTACTGCAATCTACTACGATAACCGCTATTTCTTGGCCATTCCAACAGGATCAAACGATTACAATGATACGCTATTGGTTTACAACACGGCGTTAAACGCATTTGAGGGAACATGGAGTCCACAGGTAATGCAGTTCACGCTTACCAACTTCAATCAAGAAGGCTCTAGGGCAATGTTCAAGAAGACCAATGGGATCATTGAGAAGTATGCTGGCTATAAGTCTCCGGCTGGAACTACATCTTCAGACTATCAAGATGCTGGAACTGATTATAGTTCTTATGTCCGCACCAAAGACTTTAACTTTGGCGATCCATTCTCGTTGAAGTACGGAAGCCATTTCGAGGTCATATTTGACAATTCATTCTCAACTGATGCGACCATTACAATCCAGCGCGATGTTGACGTTGGCGACATTGACGTTGCCTCCAACATCAACATTGCAAGCTCAGTTCTCACGCTTCCATTTACGCTTCCAGCCGTACTTCCAACATCGGTTAAGAAGAAGCTGGCAAGCGACCTGCGCAAGTACGAGAAGTGGCGTTTGCTAAACATCAAGATTTCCACGCCAGCAAACAAGATGGCTATTCGCCAAATTATGGCGGCAGCCAATCCAGACACTATTGAGATTCAGAAGTCAATATGACGGCTATTGAATATATTGAAGGAAGTGGCGTGCCGGAGGCTATGTGGCCTAATCTAGCCGATTGGTTTGGATGGTTTGAGAAGCAAGGCATGGTAGGCATTGTAGAGGATAAGGACGGCATAGCTGGAGTGGCTTTGGCTAGGTGCATAAAGGATGGACAAAAGCCTGATCATTATGTGCATAGCGAAGATGGAGAGAATGTATTTGTTGATTTGACTATATCCTCAAAAGGTGCTAAATCCTTGAGATGCTTGCTGTTGCTCCTTTGGGAGCGTTTTGGTCCCCGCAAGCGGATCATTTTTAATCGTTCTGGTAAACCAAGGAGTTACGACTATATGACATTTATGCGAAAGGCTAGAGTTTAATATGGGTGGAGGACCTTCAATTCCTGCACCTCCGCCGCCGCCCGATCCGAATGCGGTAGCGCAGGCTAATGCAGAGGCATACAAGAAGAATGTTGAGACTTACATTGAGAAGGCTCCAGAGATGGCAGCCCTTGAGAACAAACTTCGTATTCAATATATGCCTCAACAGCGTTCCTTGGAACGCCAATTGTCAGCATTGGATCAACAGGCTGGAATCCAAGCTGGATTGCAATTGGAGCGTCAATACGGGCAACAGCGGAGCCTTGAATCGCTTCGTAGGCAGTATGAGACTAGCCCTCAGGCGTATGCTTTGAATCGTGGACTAGGCGATCAAATGACAAAGCAATTCGAGCGTCTTTATGGAACCAGCCCATACGGATCTGTTGAGCAAAATGTTGCAATGAATCGCCAGCCTGGACCATTTGATTTTTATGGAACAATCGGAACAAGTATAAACAATCCAGAGTTAAAGGCGTAATATGGCAGTTTTATCTAAAGAAGAATTTTACAATCAGAAGTATGCTCCAACAGCAAATTGGAATGAGTTATTCTATACTAATCCAGGCCATTTTCAGTCTGCAAATCCTCCATCTGACTATAAAAGTTTTCTAGCTGGCAAATCTTCATACAACGGAAATTGGAACAGCGGTCCTAGAACATACAGTGCAGACGCTGTTGATAAGAATGCAATGCTTCGTGATTTTGATAATGCCTACCAAGAATACAAGGATACCGCAAAAGACGAAGAGCAGAAGCAAAGCTTGGCTCAAATTCAGGGACAAGAAAACACTTACAACTCTCTTGCGGAGCAAATAGCAGCGTTGTCTGGTGGTGGGACTATGGGAGCAAGCGCAGCTCAAGGTTCGGCTGGTTCGCAATTCAATCAAGCCTTGGCTCAACTTTCCGCTGGCCGTAACTACGGATCGTCCGACCTTGGCACGATGTTAAACTTCCAAGTATCCGACAAGCAGATTGTTGACGATTACAATAACTCCAAGCTTTCCAGCCTAAATAGCGTGATTGATCGTGGTAACGCTCAAATCGCCGGGATAAATGAGAGGCTTAAAACAGCTAATGATCTTCTGGCTGGATTGCCAGCAGGCGACGCAAGGCGCACATCTTCCGAGGTATTTGTTAAACAACTTAGCGATGACTTAAAAAGCGTAACCAGCGCAGTTGCCGAAGCGCAAGATATGCAGAAGAACTTCAAGCCTATCTCGATTGATAGTCCTGAAGGCTTAAAGGAAATAACATCATTCCGCAGTTTTGCACAGCTACCCGAAGAGCGTGCTGCTCAACAGCTTTATCAGATTGATCCAGAGTCATACCGCACTGCGGTTGGATTGGGTAAGCAGTATCGCCAAATGGCAACTGAGCCAATTGGTGCTACGACAACGCCAGAGACTGAGCAAATCCGTAAGACAATTGAAGACGAAGCTCTTAACCAACTTCGCCTTGGATCGACCATTGGTGCGGAGGAACGGCGTGGTTACGAGCAAGCCGCCAGAGCAGCGCAGACTGCGCGTGGCAATATCTTTGGAATCGGACCAGCAGTACAAGAGGCCGCACAGATTGGTGCTGCTGGAGAACAGCGTAAGCTTGCACGATATGGTGCTGCACAGCAATTCTTGGGATCTGGCTTGTCAACTGGTGATGCGCTCAAAGCTGACATAGCGTTCCGTGACGCATTGCGTCAGAATAGGCTTGGTGCAGCTGCCAACTTCATTGGTGGCGGACCTTCGATTGGAAACCTTGCATCAGCGCGAACAGCTCAACAGCAAGGAGCTTTCCAAAACTACATCCAAGCCAATCAAGCATTGCCTGGTGGATTTAACCAACAGCCTTCTACGGCTGCTAACTTCTATCAGACAACCAATCCAGAGATTCCTGTTGCATTGCAAAATGCGTTTACAAGCTTGTACGGATCGCAGGCTAATTACCAAGCAAATACATACGGTGCGCAGGTTGGCGCAATTTCCAGACAGCCAAGTGGTGCTGAACAATTCGGTCAGATTGCTACTGGTCTTGGAAACCTAGTTAAGATATAAGGAGATTTATGGCAGTATTAGATGTACCAGAATTGATGAATATGTTTCGCCAAGACGAACTTCAGAAGCAAGCCGTAGCTGAAGCACAGAGGAAGCAAGCCCTCGAAGAGCGTGCAATGGCACTCAAGGAACAGCCGGATGTTGACTTTAGCTTCGAGAAGGGTGGATTGAAGGTTAAGGGAAAGCTAAAGGATCTGCCAGCGTTAAGCCAAGACCCAGCGTTTGCTCCGTATCTTTCTGGAATTGGACAAACAATTAGCAACGAGCAGAGCCTTCAAAATGAAGATATTGAAACTCAGCGCGCCGAATTAAGCGATAGGCTTAAAGACCTACAGAAGAAGCGCGTAAAGCAAGAGATTGAAATTGCGAAGGGCGATAGGCGTACATTTGCTATGGAGGCTGGACTTGGATTGATTGGGGCAAAGCCACGCGCTGATGTCTTGAAAGACATAGAGGCCGAAGCTGGTGTCTATAAGAACAAGCTTGCCGAACTTGGCTTTAACAGACAAGCGGGTCAGATGGAAACGAATGTTCCAGATTATCAATCTGAAGCAATGCCGTTACAGGCCACACCGCAAGCAGCACCGCAAGTTACTCCAGAGACTCCAGCGCAAACACCAGAACAGCCAGAAGCACCAAGGAACTTTAAGAGTCTGCAAGAAGCAAAGGCAGCAGGCGTAAAGCCTGGGCAACTTATTTATATCAACGGAAAACCAGGTAGACTGCAAGCGAGGCAGTAAGCAATGGCTATAGAGCCAGAGCTTGAGTTCGTTCCAGAGCAGGAACAAGATTTAGAGTTTGCTCCACTTTCCCAAGAAGATGCTGGCAATTTAACCAAGGCTGATTATTTGGCATCTGGTGGCGCGCCAGAGGATGTTATCTCTCCAGAGCGTGAGGCTGTACTGCAGCAAGAAACACAGCGTCAACTACAAGCTGGCGCAACGCCACAGCAAGCATCCATTGAGGCTGGCAGGGCTGTGGATGCTATGGGTACGATCCGCAGGCCAGATGGCACGATAGCGGAAGGATACAAGCCAACAGCGCAGGCGTTGGCTGAAGGCATTATCGAGACACCAGCAATCCCAGCCGTAAAGGAGGCGCAGAGGCTTGGCATTGAAACAGTATCGTCTGGAACTGATAAGGCTACTGGCGTTGGATTTGCAATTGGTAGAAACAAGGACGGCAAGGTGGTGCGCTTCGAGGCTGACAAGGATGGCAATGTTGACTCTTTTGAACTTGAACCAGAAGAACCCAGCAGGCTTGGTGCGATTGCACGCACTGTTGCAAGCCAAGTAATCCCCGCAACAACTGGTGCTGTGGCTGCTGAAACCGCTGCCGCGCTTACGCCTGGAGGCATACTCCCAAAGCTGGCTACTGGCGCGATTGCTGGTATCGGTGGATTCATCGCAGGCCAGAAGGGTCAAGAGGCCGCTGGCAAGGCGTTGCTAGGTCCAGAGCGTATGGCTCGCATCAGCGAAGTATTACAGCGCGATGTTGAGAAGTATCCAATAACCACAACGGCTGCATCCATTCTCACGCCTACTGGCGGAGGGTTAGTTGGATTGGCAAAGGGAGTTCGCGGAGCATTAACTCGTCCAGCCACTCAAGCTGCTGAAGCTGTTGCTCCTGCTGTTGCTCCTGCTGTTGCTCCAGCGGTTGAGGGTGCTTTGCCGAAAGCAGTTGAGGCTGTTGCGCCGAAGGCAGAGGAAGTTGCTGGAAGAGTAGCAGCAGAACCTATCCAGCTTCCAACCCCAGGTGTTGGCGAGAAGCTTAGAAAGACTCCACAGAGGATCATCGAGCAGAAATTAGCTCCAGAGGCAACGATGCGTGAAGTTGCCAAAGGTGATGTTATTTACAAGACAAAATCAATAAAGGAGCTTGAACAGCAATTCTTGGATCTTCCCAACGAAGATGTTATAAGCGCAGCAAACTCAAGGAATGACATTGTTGGCGATGTGGCAAAGGTCACGATGTACAAGCGGTACGCCGATGCTGGTGATGCTGTTCGTGCCAATCAATATCTTGAGATGGTTACTAAGCCTGGAACTGATCTCGGTCAAAGGCTTAATGTTTTCAAGCTAATCAAAATGCAACCTACTGCTTACGCAAGCGCGGTTGCAAAGGTTGTTGAAAAGAGTGGATACAGAATTGATGAGGCTATGGCCGGAAGGATTGCCAACCTAAAGAAGCTTTCCAATAGTGCTGAAAATAAATTTAATTCATTGGCTGAAAAGGCTAGGAATAGCCTTGATGATGTCGACATAAAGGCAGCAATCAATGCCGAAAAGAATTACACAAAATCACTATATGATTTACAGGTTGTTGAAGGAAGGCTTATCCCAAAGAAGCTATTTGCTGAAACGCTACCAACGATAATCCAAGGTAATCTTCTTTCTCCAATATCTCTAGTAACAAATCTTTGGAGCAACGTAATTAACTCGCCACTACGAATGGCTAGCAGGCAAGGAGCTTTTGTTACGCAGGAGGTTGGTAGGGCATTTCAAAAACTTGCTGGTAAAGAGCTAAGACCAAGGCTAATTGCGCCTCCAACTGGTGGAATAACTAGGACAATTGAGGCTGGCAAAGCTGGACTGCGCGGGATTGGTGAAGGTCTTGTCGGTGTACGGCGTGGATTAAGTGCGGAAGGTCTATTATCTGGCGAGAAAATCAAGGGATTCAAACCGCTTACTGCGTTCAAGCAATTCTGGACAGGAGAAGGTCTAGCAAAACCAATCCAAAAGGGATTTAGGGGTGCATCAACCCAAGCATTGGATAGGTTGAGGCTGGCAACAGAGGCAACGCTAGGAGTTCCAGCCGAAACTATGTTGCGCTTATTGCAACTTGGTGACGCTCCATTTAGAAGAATAGCTCAAGCAAGGTTATTGTCCGAACAGGCACAGTTGGCTGGCCTAACTGGCAAAGCATTACAAACAGCAGTTCGTCTTCCAACAGCACAACAGCTATCCAAGATTGAGCAAGAGGCGGCAGAAGCCGTATTCCAGCAAGATACGGTATTGACAAGGGCTGCACTTAGCGCGGCAAATCTATTTGGTGCTGGAAATAGGTCTGGAATAGCAAGATTGATTGGCAAATCAATCATCCCATATGCAAAGACACCAGCAAACGTGATTGATGAAATGCTTGAGTTTTCACTTCCACCTTATGCTTTAGAGAAAGCACGGCGTGCCGCTGTGGCAAAAGATTACAGAAAATCACAGATGCTTATTGGAAAAGCATTAACGGGATCAGTATTGCTTGGAGTTGCAAAAACTCTTTCAGATCAAGGTATAATTGGATCAAAGCCGTCGACATCCGAAAAGATTAGAGATGTACAATATCAAACTCTTGCACCAAGAAATATAAATCTTTCAGCGTTAAATAGATTTGCAAATGGTGAATCAACCGCAATAGAGCCAGGGGATAAGGTGATTTCCTTGGACAAGATGGGTATTACTGGAGCAATTTTGTCGATTGTTAATTCTGCTATGGATGCAACAAAACAAGGCAAAGAAGGATCATTTGAGCTTTCATCGCTTCTTCCAGAAACGCTTTCGTTTGCATTTAACCAAAGCTTCTTAAAGGGTACGAATAGCTTGCTTTCGGCTATGTTGGATGGAAGTGGAGCAACGCTGGACAAATGGATTTCAGATTACTATGGAGTTGTGGCATCCATACCTTTCCCGAACACTCTTACCGCAGTTTCTAGGTCTATGCGTGAAACAATGCCAGAGAAGTTTCAGATCAAGGATGTGCCTGGAGATGGCGTTGAAAGAATGATTAACGTGTTCGGAGAAGTATTGAGCAGAAGGTTGCCAAGTATGGACGAGGATATGCCAAGAAGGATTGACATCTGGGGAAGAGAAGTTCCACAGACTCCAGAAGGAGCAGATCCAATCGCCTACAATTTCTTTGACGTTACGAAAGGCCGTGAAGTTTCCTACGATCCAATTACGCTTGGAATCTACAAGATATTCAAGGCAACGGATGATGGTGACGTTGTTCCTCCAAAACCACTGCGTAATTTCACGCTGGATAATGTTAAGTATAGGCTTGATCCAGAGCTATACGAGGATTACGCAAGAATGCGCGGAAAGGCAAACAGAAGGGCTGCGGAGGCTATGTTTGATGACAAGACTTTCAAGAGGATGAAGGATGAGGACAAGGTGGTCGTCTTGCGTAGTGCCTATGCTCAAGTAGGCGATGATGTACGGAAGCAATTTATATCAAAATATGGCAACAGAATCAAGCGAGGTGAGAAGCAATGAGATTTTCAGTAAACCCATCCAAGGATGTTTCCTTGAGAAACGATATGGTGGCAAGAGAGCTTACCGGAACTGGATACGAGCCAGTTCCAGAAGAGGTGAGAAGGATCGCCCCCATTGAAAAGGCTAGAGAATACGCCAAGCAAATGCCACAAGTCACGCCAGAGCAACCAACACTTGACTTTATAGAGGAACAGCAACCTATGCAAACAAAACCAGAACAAGATGCACTGCAAACAGCAGCGTTAAAGACGATTGATTTTGAGGCAAGGAAGGACAGGCAGGGCAACGTGCAGGTCTACAAATTGCCAGCAGGAGATATGGGTGGTAATTTCGAGGTTGCTGGTATTAACGACAAGTATCATCCAGATGCCTTCAAAAGAATCTCATCGCTCCCAGCGCAAGAAAGAGCGCAGGCTGCGGCGCAGTACGTCAAAGAGTACACCAGCCCATTCGTTTCTAAACTCCCCCAAGAAGTCCAGCCATTCGCGCAGGATCTCGCGTTTAATCGCGGGATGGGCGGTGCAACGAAGTACATCCAGCAAGGATTGAATACGCTGGGGCAGAAGGTGGCTGTAGATGGAGGATTAGGTCCGAAGACATTGGCTGCGATCAACCAAGTTGAACCAAAGGCGTTAATGCGTGCAGCCAGCCAAGCCCAGCTTGAGGACGAATACCGAATGGCTCAACGCAACCCAGCCAGAAAGAAGTTTATCGGTGGATTAGAAAGCAGAATACGGAATAGGCTAGCAATATTTGGAGCTTAATCATTATCCTCTTCTTGAGATCCAACCCAAACAGCGTCTCCATTCATATAGGCAGAACCAGCCTTAATCGTTGCGGAAGTTCCATAAAAGAAATTCCTAGACTTCGATATGAATGTCGCATCTTTCCCAACAACACTACTTCCAGACTTAAAATAGAAACCCTCAGTAGAAATTATTGACCTACCAGATGACGATGAATAAGCCATTCCACCATTCTCTGATATTACGCATCCACGGCCACATGAGAATCCGTTGCGTTTTAGCACTGCTCCCACAAAATCAGCAGCGTCAGCGTCATCATCTTCAGCCATCACCGATGCCATCAGCATCGCCGTCAGTGTCATAGTTATTATTGCTTTCATTGGGAAAAGTCTCTGGTACAAACCGAAAGCCGTCAAGGATGAAATTAACATCACGCCAAGTAGGAGCAGTAGGGGTAGCTCGCGTTACCGGCGCGTTGCTGCGATGCGGATATAATGTGCTTACCCCATACGAGGATTTTGCTGGGTACGATGTGGTTGCAGAGAAGAACAACAAGTTCTATCGCATCCAAGTTAAGACCGCGCAGACCGTAGAGCCTGGGCGCACTAAGTACCGCTTCACTACCAGCAGTGGCAATGGGTTTAATATCCCCAAGCGCGCTATCAGTGGCGTGGATTACGTTGCCTGCTGGGGTATGAACGATGATCTATTCTGGCTGTTGCCCATCGCCAAGTGCAAAAGCATAACAACTAAGCTTTGCCCCTCGACAGGTCAGAACTGGCGTGTATTCCAAAGCTTGTGAACGAGAAAG